ACTTTGAATCGCCTAACATGGAAAAGTTACGTAAAAAGCTTGTAGAAGCTTCAAACAACGTGACAAAGCGTGAGTTAGTCGATACAGGTATCTTGTCACAAGAAGCATTTGACGCAATGAGAGCTAAACACCCTAACTACATGCCTATGTTTAGACACTTCGATGATGATAAAGTGAACTTTAGTAATGGGATAAATTCGGCCGTTGCGAACGCTACTAACCCAATAAAGAAAATCAAGGGATCTGACAAAAAAATCATTGACCCTATGGAATCTATGGTCAAAAATATGTTTAACGCGGTTACACAAGGCGATAAACAACGAGTAGCGCAACAACTTGGCAAGCTTGCTAATAAGGACACTGAGAGCGCATTTATTCGCCGCGTAAGTCCTGACGAAGCAAGAACAAGACTAAACACTATCAAGGCGTTTGAAAACGGAAAAGAAGTGCATTACGAGGTTGAGCCGGACGTTTACAAAGCTATGAAGGGATTAGATAAAGAAGCATCAAACGGCGTTATTAAAATTCTTTCTCACCCTGCCGGATGGTTGCGAGCTGGTGCAACATTAACACCTGAGTTTTCTATGAGAAACTTTATGCGCGATGTTCCTGCGGCTTACATCGTTTCTGAATCAGGTTTTAATCCACTAGTTGATTTCCCTGTCGGTTTGTGGCAGTCTCTTTCTTTAAAAGTCGGTGGTAAAACGTTAAAGAATCCAGGTAAGCTTTACGAGGATTTCATCCAACATAACGGCGGTTACGGTAACATTGTTTCAAATGACCGCAAACTACATCAGGACGTTATAAAAAGAGTGCTTAAAGAAGGTGATTCACCAAAATTCAGAAACGTTGTTAACCCTAACACGTATCTTAATATTCTGCGTGGAATTGCTGATATTACAGAAAGCGCCACTAAGGTTGGGGAATATCGCGCAGCTTTACGAAAAGGAGTTTCACCACAAGAAGCAGCATACCGCGCGCGTGATATTATGGACTTTGCTAGATCCGGTAATAACATCAAAGAAGCAAACAAGGTTGTGGCCTTCTTAAATGCGAACATTCAAGGTAAAGACAAATTACTTCGTACAGCATTTAAGAGCAAAAAAGATTTTGCTAAATTTACCGCAAAGTCTGTTGCTATGGTTTCACTTCCGACACTTGGCGTTATTGCAGCTCAACATACACTAGCGAATGAAGAACAGAAAAAGTCTATCAATGACGCGCCGCAATGGTTAAAAAATTCTTTTTGGTTAATGCCTATACCGGGAACGAATCAAGTAGCGCGTATACCTAAACCGTTTGACGTAGCGCCACTGTTTGCTGATCCAATCGAAAGAGCTGCAGACTTCGCGTACAAGAACAACCCTAAAGCTTTTGAAGGGTATATGAAAGAGACGTTTTCTAGTATGTCTATTCCTGTAATGATGACCGGATTGCTTCCGATCATTGAAGGAACTGCAAATTATTCTTTCTTCAGACAGGGACCGATTGACGGAATGAGCGACAATAACAAAGAATATCAAGACCATTACGACATTAAAACTTCTTCTACTGCTCGTGTTGCTGGTGCTGCCATTAATAAAATGACAGGTGGAGAAGGGCCGTTTAAAAACTTTGGTTCGCCACGTATTATTGACAACACAATTAGAGGATTAACCGGAGGTTTAGGAACTTACGCCACTGACGCGCTTGACGCTGCTGTAGTTAATCCGATTCTAAAAGCAACAGGCAATCATGACGGAGTAGCAAAGCCAGCTAAACAAATAAGTCAACAACCTGTTTTACGTTCTTTCTTGATGGACCAAGGTACTTCCGGTGAGAGTATGAATAAACTGTATGACTTACGCGAAAAATTGCAACGTCAAAAAGGTTCTGGCAGCAAGTCATTTGATGAACGTAAATGGGAACAAGTCAAAGCAGGAACGCAAGCGACAGGAGACATCACAAAAGAAATGCGTTCTGTTCAAAACTCGACAACGCTATCTAGCAAACAAAAACGTGATCGCCTTGAAAAGTTAAACAGACAACGAAATGAAGCAGCTAGACGCGCTATGAGGTCGCTTAACTAGGAGGAAGTTCATGCATTGGTATCATTGGATTGCATCATATTTATTAATTGCTGTGGGGGTAGTCTTTACGGTTATTCCTGATAAGCCGTGGTGGTTATGGGTTGCCATCTTTGTTGCGGTACTTATAGTACTTGCGTTGGCTATGCTACCATCGAAAGTAGACCCGGTGCTACAAAAATCATTAGAACAACGCGAAGCGAAACGCTTAGCTGAGCAGGAGAAAAGCGGGGAATAATTTTCCCTGCTTTTTTTATTGGGGAGGTAATGAAGGTGGATCATTTAGAAGTAGTTCGTATTTATTTGTTTGGGAAAGTAAAGTTTATTGATCTGTTGGTTTTGATGTCCTTCATAGATATTGCCACAGGCATTTTGAAAGCTTTTAAGAATAAGAGATTGCGCAGCCGTAACGCTATGTATGGTTATGCGCGTAAAATCGGCATGTTTCTTGCTATTATCGTAGCAAACGTAGTCGATCAAGTATTAAATTTAAACGGTGTTTTTGCTGGTGCTTCTGTCATGTGGTATATAGCAAATGAAGCGTTAAGTATCCTAGAAAACTTAAATCAAATGGGTGTTAAAGTTTTACCGGGGCTATCAAACAAATTGCATGTGGTACAAGCTGAGTTAAACAAACAAGAGGAAACAAAACCTAATCCTATTTTAGAAAAATCGGAAGGGGAAGTGTAATGATATTTCAAGCTGCTTACGCATATTGCAAAAGAGGTCATGATATTAAATTACCTGAGTGGGGTGGTTTTTGGCGTTGGGATAATGAAAAGAAAACAATCATGATTCATTGTCGCGACGGTCAAATTTTAGATATTCGAGAAACTGAAGATGTTGACTACACAATTAATTTCATGTTTAGAAACGATTGGGAGGTAGTTGCGTAATGGCATATTCTTTAAATGATCTTTTAAACAAAGCGAAAAATCACGAGAAAATGAAGGGAGTTCACCCTTATCTTGTTGAAAAATTTCTTCAGATCGTTACAGAAGCATATAACAAACTTGGGTATAAGCTTGTTCTTGCGGAAGGTTATCGTTCGATTGCTTACCAAAACGGCTTATATGCGAAAGGAAGAACAAAGCCTGGTCCTATCGTCACAAATGCTCGTGGTGGTTCTTCTTATCATAACTTTGGGCTTGCTGTTGATTTTGCCATTTTAGATAAAGAAGAAGACGGAATCGATAACACTGATAAAAAATATCGTGAAGTTGGTGCTATTGGAAAAGCTCTAGGGCTTGAATGGGGCGGCGATTGGAAAAAGATTTATGACGCTCCGCATTTTCAGTTCACCTTTGTGCTTGAACTAAGTGAACTAAGAGCTGGAGCTAAAATTCCTGCTGGTTCACCTTCTAAAACCGTTAGTTCACCTTTACCGGAAGAAAAATGCGCTGTCGATGATCTAGCGCCTATCGTTCCTTATCCTGGTGTATTAAAGCTAGGTAGTAAAGGAATTAACGTAAAGCGTGTTCAACGAGCTGTTGGGATGAACGAGGCCCTTATTGATGGTGAATACGGTCAACGCACTAAGTCATATGTACAAGCTTATCAATTGAAAAAGAAGCTTACTGCTGATGGAATTGTAGGCGTTAAAACATGGAATATGATGTTTTAAATAGAAAAAGCTCACTCTTAGGAGTGGGCTTTTATTGTTTCTTAAAATCAGAAAGTTTAACAGGAACAAGCATTTCCTCAACGTGTACATACTCAACAGAATCGGATTCTCCGGAATAAGTAAATATTTTTCCGTCACCAATCCTCTTTAACTTATCGCCTTTCTTTAAAGACTTATCCCTTTCAAAGTGAATACAACCAAAATTTTCACCAGTGTGAAAATGAGCATCTCCTGTGTAGCTATAAGGTTCTATCCCATCGTTTCCACCTACATTAATTTCACTACAAGAGCCGAATTCTCGTTCATACCCTCTAGTGTTTCGTTCCCAATACTTACAATCTTTACATGTATTCATTGTTCTTCATCCGCCTTATATAGATCCTCAATTTTGCAACCTAAAACAGAAGCTAGTTTAAATAGTTTGTCTGCTGTTGGGTAGTTGTTACCTCGCATCCAGTTAGAGAGCTGCGCCGGGGTAACGCCTACTTGTTTCGCTACGAACTTTTTTAACAATCCTTTTTCATTAATTAGTTTTTCAATATTACTTTTCATAACATCACCTAGTATATATATTCGTCAAACATTGTTTAATTCCTTCTAAAATATATTTTATCATTTCTTCAAATAAATTATAAGGACAAGTTTTTATATACATGCTTCACTAATATATTAGAGATATAAGCAATGTAAACGCGGCAGATATATTAGTTATTTAAACGGTTAGCTTGTAACTGATATATGAGTCGATATATTATCTGATATTTTTACACTAATATATTAGTTAGCCCTTTAACCCTATCCAGTAAGCTTTTTAGCTTTTTCTAAACAACAGATTTTCTCCACCCCTTCTCAACCCATCTTTGCCGCCGCCGTAATATTCAGATAATTAAAACTAAAGGAGTGAATTAAATGAGTGAATTATTAGTCATTGGAGCTGTTGGAAGTACGGTTATTATTGCAACGTTAGCTGAAAAAAAGTTAGTGAATACAGGCAAACATATTGAGTCAGATTTAATACACAGCATTGTAAATATGGTGCTTGGCGGAACTTTTTTAACATCATTTCTTTGGTTCGCGTGGAAGATTGTACACATGTTCATTTTGGGGGTGTAAAAGTGATCAAAAAACTTTAGGACAATTACATGTATAAAACTCGTTTAAAAAATGCGTTTGTTGTGGCTGGCTTGTATTTAGACTTCAAAAAAGGTGATACACCTATCAGGCGTTTTCCATCCATAGGAGCTTTTCATAATAAAAAGGATTATCTGGAATATGTGTTTTATCTTCCGCAAGGGATGAATCCAGCAAAGATTGAGGACAGCAAATATATATTTTCTCAAACGTTCGGTAAAAGTTTTGAGTTAAAAGGGGATGGCTTAAAGTATGTTCTCAAGGTATTCAAGAAAGAGCTCGCGGAAAAGATTGCATTTGATTTAGAGGAAATAGAGCAGCGTATGAGTGATAAGAAAATGATTGTGCCCATTGTCGCCGGTTATGATGCTTTAGGCGAATTAATTATGTATGATATGGCCCCTGATCCAAACCTTTTAATAGCTGGTGAAACTGGCTCAGGAAAAAGCGTTATGCTTAAAGCGATTTTAGTAAGCTTAATGTTATTTAGACGCGGAGAAATAGAGTATTATTTGGCTGACTTAAAAATGGCTCAGTTTCATCTATATAGAAGGTGTGAGGATGTAAAAACGGTAGACATTGAACCAAAAGCCGTTTTAAAGACATTGCAAGGGCTTGAAAAAGAATTAACGGTTCGCTGTGAAATATTCGACAAGTACGAAGTGGAGGACATAACGGAATACAACCAATTAAAAGGAGTAGAAAAGAAAAAGCCTATACTCTTTTGTGTTGATGAAGTTGTCGTGTTAAAAGGTAATACAAAAGCCATGCAGATTATTGAAAGGATTGTTTCACTTGGTAGAGCGTGTTTAATGTTTGTTATCTTCAGTGTACAAAGACCGGACGCTAAAATATTTGATGGAGCTATAAAGGCTAATTTAACCGTTCGCTATGCCTTCAGACACGCAGATAAAACAAACAGCAATATAACACTTGGTAGTGATTCCGGCGTAGACGCTTCTAAAATAAAGAAAAGCCAAAAGGGTAAATTCTACATGAGACACGATGAAACTGTTTTATTAAAAGCGCCAATGATTGAAAAAGAAGAAGCTAAGGAGCTGCTTAAACCATTAAAAAGAATACCTATTCCCGACGATATACCGAAAGATCCGAACCGTACAGAACCGTTTGACGATGATATAACAGATTTTAATTCAAAAGAGGACGATGAAAAATGAATAAACGTGATAAATCTATTATAGAGAGCTTGAAAAGATTTCGAGTGTTAGACCGGGACCAATTAATAAAATTGCATTTCGTCAAAAATAAAACCCCTCACGTAGTAGCAAACAGAGTATTGAAACGTTTAGTTGATACAAAACAAATTGAAGTAGACCGCAATACACGCCCTTTTAATTACTTTCCTATACAGCGAACGATTAAAAAGGATTCAACAAAAATTCCTCATTTTAAAGCTATTGCAAATTTCTATATCACATTATGCGCGTATGAAGTACCTTCTGTATTTGAGGTGGAATTTAAGCCATTAGCTAAGGGAGGAATAGAACCAGATGTTTTTATGAAGTGGAAGGGTTTTGCTTTTTGCGTAGAAATGCAGCGTAACATTTATTCTAAAAAGCAAATGGAGAATAAAAAAGAATTATATTTGAATTATAAAGATTCGGATGAATGGAAAATACATTCAAAACGTTTCCCTGCTATTTGGATTTTAACAGATAAAATATATGACGTAGATTTTAAACCGCTTAATGCCGTACAAACGAAAGATGTAGAGGGAATCTTCAAATATATTCAACCGCAAAAGGCTGCGCGTTGATATAACAGCATTTATATGTGGTGGGTAACAACATGATAGGGCATCCTATACTGTTGCTACCCATCAACTATTAAGATAGAACTTTCGTCCTAGTAAATGCAATTTCGGGTAATGATCCAACAGTACGCTGGCTTTCTTTGGTGACATCAACATATATATAATCCATAATGGCGTGTACAGCCTTCTTGCGTTCTTCGTCTGTTGCTTCTTGCCATACTGCGCGAATATTGGAAGCTATTTCAATAAATTGCTCTTTTGAGAAATTATGGGTATTAGCATCAAGGGTTTGCCACAACGCAAGCTCTTTTTGCTTAGCTTCACGTATTCTTACGTTATAATCTTCTTTTTCGATGTCGCCCTCTATATATAATTCCTTCAAACGTTCTATTTTACGTTCTAAGGCTCTTAGTTGTTTTTGAATACTAGATGTGTCGATTTCTTTTTTAGGCTCACTGTAAAGAACGTCAGCTTTCAAAAGTCTTAGAAATTCACTTTCAATTACTTCTGTTGGGATAACAGGCAACTTACATATATTATGGTTAAATCTTCCTGAGCACTTATAATAAATTCTATATCCATTTTTGCGTTTGGCACGTTCTGCATACAAAGGCATCCCGCAGCGTTCGCATTTTAAAATACCAGTGAAAGGGTAAAACTTATTACCTTTTTCTTTAAAGACATATCGCTTTTTTTGAACGCGTTGAGCTTCGTCAAATACATCTTGTGAAATGATGGGTTCATGATCGCCCTTAACTAAAATCACATCTTCTTTTACTTTTCCGGAAATATCGCGTCTATTCCAGCGTATATGCCCGGTATAAACAGGGTTATTAATTAAATAATCTAAAACGGAGTTAGACCATAGCCTGCCGTTTTTCGTGCGTACACCTCTGCTATTTAATTCAAAGGAAATCATATCTTTTCCTTTTGTACGATATTCGTTAAAGATCCAGCGTACCCATTTTGCTTCTTCTTCATTAATGACTAAACTATCTTTAGCTGCGTCATAACCAAACGGAGCTTTACCACCTGGTCGTTTACCTTCTTCAGCTTTATGTTTCATGTTAATAAAAACACGTTCGCCTAGGTTCTCGCGTTCCCATGCTGCCATAGATCCCACTATAGAAATGAAAAAACGTCCCATCGCTGACGTAGTATCAAACATTTCCGTAGCAGACCGGAACATTACACCATGTTTATCAAATAAATTAAGCAAATTATGTAGGTCTAACACTGACCGTACAAGTCTATCTAGTTTATATACAAGTACCACATCAAATTTCTTTTTCGGTACGTCATTCATTAAGTTCTCTATAGAAGGTCGTTTCAAATTTTTAGCTGAAAAACCTTCGTCTACATATTCGTCTATCACTTCCCAATTTTGGCTATCTGCAAATTTACGTAAGTTCGCTAATTGGGAATCAATACTATATCCTTCTTCTGCTTGTTCAGTAGTCGATACCCTTGCATATAGGACTACTTTCATTATAAAACCTCTCCTATTTAAGAAATCTCCCAAAAGATGTATTGGAAATAAATCTTTTTTCACTCTTTTTGTCGTAAATTGTCGAAAAAACTAGCTATATTCTGAAAACGGTATATTATATAATTAAAGTTATAAATGGTAAGAACAACCGTTCTGTATATACATGATGATTCATGTTCTTAATAAAGTACATACGAAAAGGTGGAATTGCTTTGACTGCTTGCGTTGACTGTATTAGCTACGACTCACACACTGGATTTTGTGCCCAAAAAGAAAACGTTGATCTTCTTTCCTTTATAGAGACATTAAAAGAGAAGGTCGAACAAAATTCTTAAACACTCATTAACTTGAGTGTTTTTTATTTTCTGCTATTACTCTAAGTGCTTCTATATATCTAATCGCTTCTTCTATTTCTTCTTTAGTTGCTACTCTACCGTTAATATTCAAATTATATTTATCTGATAATGCTTCAGGTGTTAATTCTCTTTCGAATAATATATTTTTTTCTTCTTGTTTAAATCCGTCTAATAATTCTTCATTCATAAAGAAATAAGATACATCTACATTAAAGTATTCTGCTATTTGTTCTAACAAGTCTATAGAAGGTTTATGTTTTCCGTTTTCTATTTTAGATAAGTAAGCATAATCAACATTTATCGCTTCGCCTAATTTTCTTAAAGATAATTTTCGTTTTTTTCTAAGTTCTCTTAAATGTGTTCCTATCCTTGTACTCATACGCCACACCTCCTCTATACATAGTTTATCTACCATGCAACAAAACCACAATACAAAGGGCGCGAAATGTTGTTTCTTGTTTTACCAAATTTTTTTAAAATAAATGTTGCATTAGGAGCAACAAGGGTGTATATTATAAATATCAAGTAGTTGCACCACACGCAACAAAAGAAAAAAGAGGTGACAAGATGAAAATTAACTTAACAGCAATTAGAGAAAAGAAAGGTTTTACAGTTACATCACTTGCAAACATGGTTAACGTAAATAAGTCAAGTATCAGTAAGATCGAGAACGGCAAAGCGTTGCCTAGTGTTGAACTATTAGTAAAAATATCTAAAGCCTTAAATACCCCAATTGATGACTTAATATGCGGAAAAGATGTTTTGTTAGGTCATAATGTTGCATGTGATAACAACAAGGAGGAAGCGAAATGAACAACAAACAGCTAACAATTGAGCCGAAAGGCAAGCGGCTTGAAAACTTTTGGAAAGAGTTAGGGCCAGCAATTCAGCGTTTAGCAGAAAAAGAAAATTCTAAAAAGGCGGTGTCTTAATGGAAAACACAATCAAGTTTTACATTGAAAAATCAGAAGAACGTATTCAAGGTTTAGAAAAAGAAATCGCAGCAGCAACAAATGATTATAGCGAAATGTGGTTAAAAGGTTCGCTTTGCACCGAGCAACATAAATTAGAGGTTTTAAACAACCTTCTAAACCAGCAACAGTTTGAAAGCTCATTATTGAAAGGAGTTGAAGAACATGTGTAAAGTTCGTTCTTTCTTAGAAAGCTGTTGGGATGAACAAGGCGTAGTGCTAGAACTTTCGGACATCGAAGAAGCGCTAGAAACTGAAATCACATATGACGAAATGGTAAACATTCCGCAAGTGGTTGAAAGCTTCATGCAGTTCATTATCCCGGAGGAAGGAAAGGTGTTATATCATGGTTGATTTATTCGAAGGTGTAGAGGAAAAAGCATTCGGAGTATTTCAAGTAACGGATTTAGAAACGGCGGCTGGTGCTCAACGTGAAGTTGCTTACTTACAAAGCCAAATGAACGAAATTGATTCAATCGCTGAAATGCAAATTAAACCTTTATTAGAACAAATTGAACAAATTAAGGCGCAGGCTGAAGAAACGAAAAAGCCTTTTATTGAAAGGAAGGCTCACTACTCGCTTATGTTAGAAAAATTCATGCGCGAACATGTACGCCAGCAAATTGAAACAGGTAAGAAAACCATTAAGAAAACACTTAGCTTCCTTAGTGGTAATGTCTCGCTTAAATCGCAACAGCCGCAGTTTAAAAAGGATGAAACGGTTTTACTGGAATACGCAAAAGCTAACGGCTTCGTAAAAGTGAAAGAAGAGATTGATTGGGATTCTTTAAAGAAAAAATGCATGGTCGGTGACGGTGGTTTGATTGATAAAAACGGTGAATTTGTTCCTGGTGTTGAGGTCATTCAACGTGAAGATAAGTTTGTGATCAAAATAAATGAATAAAGGGTCTGTTGCTCGTAACAACAAACCCTCGAAAAGATATTTGAATCTATAGCTTAACACAAAATGGAGGTTTTATACATGAGAGAAATTAAAATGCGCGCGTGGGATGTTGTAACAAAGAAATGGATAACTAACTTTTGGCTTACATCAAATGGTGATCTTATCTATCCGAACGGTGGAAGACCGGTAATTGAACTTAAAAAAGATTGTTACAAACTTGTCCAGTACACAGGGTTGAAAGATAAGAACGATAAGGAGATTTACGAAGGTGATATTTTAACTGTCTGGATAGGTGGAGTTAAACAAGATCGCCCAGAAGTTGTTACATCCTTAGAAGAACTTTATCTAAATTACAATCGTGATGATTCGTATTACCTTTTTAGTAGTTGCGAAGTGATCGGGAGCAAATATCAAAATCCTGAATTATTGGAGGTTAACTAACATGAGTGAAGAAAGAAAGCTTGTCAAAAAGCTAACAGAAGTAATGCAGTCAGTGAAATACATTCAAAAAACAGGTTATAACGCTTTTCATAAATACAAATATGCTACTGAATCAGATGTCGCAGAAAAAGTAAGAGAAGAACTTGCAGAGCGTTGCATTATGATGATTCCTAACGTAACTAAAAGCGAAACGCGCGAGCATATCAATGCTAGAGGAAATCGTGAATATATCGTCACTGTATGGATGGAATTTACGTTCATGGATGGAGAAACTGGCGAAACAATTTCTTTTAATACAGTTGGAGAAGGTCAAGATTCCGGCGATAAAGGTTCTTACAAGGCTATGACAGGCGCGCAAAAGTACGCATTAATGAAAGCTTTCATGATTCCTACCGGTGACGACCCGGAAGCAGATAGCGGAACGGATGAACGAAACGAAGGTAATAACAATCAGCAAAATAATAAACCTTCTGATGCTGGCAGCAATAAACCTGTAGGCGGTACGGATTTAGCGACAGGGAAACAACTTGATTTCGTAAATGATCTTTTAACTAAAAAAGCCACAAGTAAAATGCCGCGTAAAGAACTATATGAGCACTTAAAGCATAATCTTGGTACTCAGCTTGAGATGGAAGAATGGACGAAATCACTTGCTAAAAAAGCTATTGAGTTATTACAGGCATTAAAGAGCGCGTAAAGCGCTCTCTTATAAGGGGAGGACAAGCAAATGGGAGCGTTAATAGGGGTTGGGATCTTCATTTCATTGTTTTTCATTATCACTGGTGTTGTTTTTGGGGTTGATTACATTATCAGTTATTGGGAAAGGGTGTTCGGGGAATGAGTGGTCAATATTCAGTTTTCACAAAAGAAGAAATAGCAGACGCTAAAAGCCGGGGAATTACAATAGATCATCTTCACAATAGACACGGTGACTTGGGTTGGTCAAAGAAAGAAGCGCTTTTTATTCCTATCGGCGCTAATCGTACCTTAACAGATGAACAGCTCGCACGTATGAAAGCAAAAGGTATCAGTCGAAATACAGTTTATTCACGTATTATAACGCTTGGGTGGAGCATAGAGGACGCTATAGAAACGCCGCCTAGAGCTAGACGCAACCGAGTGATAGATAAATACCTTACAGAAAAAGAAATAGCTGGCGCGGTTAAAAAAGGCATTACAGAAGCTGCTTTGTATTATCGCTTAACGAACGGCTGGAGCGAAGAGGATGCTATCAGCATTCCTACCAACTCATGCCGTAAATATACAAAATATAAAAAATAAAAATGTCGGGAGAGGTTCAAATGAACAATTTATATCCAATCGAAAAAAATAACATGCGTGTATTAACTACTACTCAATTAGCGGAACAGTTCGGGGTAGATAAACAACTTATCATTAATAACTTTAACCGCAATAAAGAACGTTACACATATGAAAAACATTACTTTGCTTTAGAAGGATTAAGTAAAAATGAATTTATTAACTTACATCAAATTGATTTAGGTTCAAAAAACGCTAAAACATTATATCTGTGGACGGAAAAAGGCGCTTGGTTACAAGCTAAGTCATTAAATACAGATGAAGCGTGGGACGCTTACGAAATGTTAGTTGATGATTATTACACTAAACAGCAACAAATAAAAGTTCTTTCTGAACGTGAACAACTTATTGCATCCATGAAAATGGCGATTGAAATGTCAGAGGAAATGGCAACCGTTAAACAGGATGTAGAAACACTGAAAAAAGATGTAGCTAACCGTATAACACTAGATCATGCTCAACAAAGATCGATTGAAAATGCAAAAGCGGCGCGCGTTTACTACTTGTGGGAAAACTCGTTGGTTAACAAAGATGTTCATGACACAAGAAAGAAAGTATTTGCGGCATTGGGACGCGAATTAAAAAACGCCTTTGCTGTTAGTAGCTATAAGGATATAAAAGAAAAAGATTTCCAAGAAGCAATTAATTTTATTAAAGGCTGGCGACCACGTTTAGTTTAAGGAGGAAGCAACGAAATGTCATCTAATGTTAAATGGATCAAGTTAAGTACACAAATGTTTGAAGATGAAAAAATACGTCTTATCGAAAGTATGCCGGAAGCAGATACCATTTTAATTATATGGGTGAAGCTGTTGGCTCAGGCAGGGAAAACCAATGCTAGTGGTTACATTTATTTAGCTGAAAACATTCCTTATACAGATGAAATGCTTTCTACAATCTTTAACCGTCCTTTACCTACTGTTCGACTAGCTCTTGCAACGCTGGAAAGGTTCGGGATGATTGAAATTAGTGAAGATCAAATGATTTGCATTAGCAATTGGGAGAAACATCAGAACGTTGCCGGGCTAGATAAGATACGTGAACAGACTAGAAAACGCGTAGCAAAGCACCGTGAACAAAAGAAAATAGAAGTAACTGAACCAGTAACGGAAAATGTAACGTTACGTAACGCAACAGATATAGAAGAAGAATTAGAAGAAGATAAAGAAAAAGAAAAGAAAGATATACCTTATGTAGCAATCGTTTCTTACTTGAATGTTCAAACTAAAAAATCTTATAGACCAGCTACACCAAAAACTAAAGACTGCATCAGAGCTCGTTGGAATGAAGGCTTTAGAGTAGATGATTTCAAAAAGGTAATTGATATTAAAACAGCTGAATGGTTAAACGACAAAGAAATGAATAAGTTTCTACGTCCTGAAACTTTATTCGGCACAAAATTTGAATCTTATCTTAATCAGAAAGGTGTGAAAGGTAATGCAACAGATCCAACTTCCAAACGTGGCCCTGACCTTCCATTCTGAGGAATGCTTAAAACATACCTATCGAAAGAATGGTCAAGATGTGGTCAAGCCTATTCAAAAGATTGTGTTAGATGGGAAAGTGATTTGTCCTAGATGCCAGGTAGAAGAACAAACAAAAAAGCTTCAACAATACGAATCGGAGAGAGCCGAACGAATTGAGAAGCTTAGACGGTACAACGTGCTTTATACAGAGAGTTTAATTTCAGATGATACTATTCTAACCGCAACGTTTGAAAATTATACAGCAACCGAGCGAGAAGAAATTGAAAATAAAAAACTTATGCTTGGATTTCTGGAACGATTAAAACAAGGTGAAAACTTCAATATCATTTTACAAGGGGTGACAGGAGCAGGGAAAAGTCATTTAGCTTATGCGCTGCTCCAATACTTAAACAACTATGACAAAAATGTAGAAGATCCCAAAAAGAAAAAAACTTGCTTATTTATGAACATGGAAGAAATGGCTCGAAAGGCAAGAGATTCTTTCCGGAATAAAGACAGCAAATATACAGAGGATTATTTGATTGAGCTAATGATAGGCGTTGATTATCTTGTATTAGATGATTTAGGAAGTGAAACAGGCGCTATTGATACAGATAAACGAGCGTCAGACTTTATACAACGTGTCCTATACGCGGTTACGAATGGTAGACAGGGTAAAACTACCCTTGCCACTTTTAACCTCGCAGGAAAGACGCTATACACCTTATACGACAAGAAAGGTCTTTCGCGTTTAACAGCTGGTAAAAACTTTGTGGTATTCAAGGAAACAACAGATAAACGTACAGGAGATTTACCATTTTAAGGGGGATGGAGAAATGAAAAAGCAAAGATGGAGATTTACAAAAGGTAAGCAATATGAGTGTACACACTGCGGGCAACGAATTGATAAAAGATGGGTTCATTTTGAAATTGAAGAACCTTATATTTACTGCTCGGCAACTTGTCACATGCACGATGTCGGAATGTCTTGGAATGATTTTATATAAAAGGGGGGTGTAACTGTTGGGAGAACAATTAAAAAAGGGATGCTGTAACATCCCTTCATGTAACTGCCATTACGGCATTTATAGCATTGGTAACTATTCTACAGAAGATTATACAGGAATGACACCTGAATGCGAAGCAACACTTAATGCCTTAGAAGTAAGAATTAGGGAATTTGAAGAATCTCAAAGGGGGCTTTAATTATGCAACAGTGTCGTAGATGTGGTTTTGATCAAACGGTAGAATCGAAATTCTGTTCGAAATGCGGCGCTATTCATCCGATTGAAGAAAAATTCTTTAAGGCTAACAAAGAAATGCTTATTGATATAGCACTAGATACAAAAGATTATGAATGGTTCAAAAATTTAACTATGGGGGTTATTGCGGATGCTGAATAAATTTGAAAAGAAGGAAGTACGAACGGTCATAACTGGATTGTTAACACATGCTTGTGGTAGATGTACAACGCCTAACGAGTGTGACGACTGCCCAATACAAGAAACAATGCAGGCTATGAATAAACAACTCATTAATGACCCGGATTGGAGCAAGAAACGACATAACTTAACGACAGAAGCATACCGCAGCTTACGAGCTAAAGGAAAGCAAGACCGTGAAATATGCGAAATGTTTAATATGACGCGTCACCAGCTTTATCGGTTTAAGAAAAAAGAGAAGATTATTTCTGACCGATTAACGCATGAAGATTACTTAGAGATCCGCCGCATGAGAAAAGAAGGCAGGCCGTATAAAGAAATTGCTGACAGATTCGGCATTTCAAGGGGTTATGCTTCAGAAATTGCAAGAGGTAAAAAATTCGGTGAAGTTGTAGAAATGGAGGAAGCAAACTAATGTGTGAAGTTAAAAATACAATGACTCAATTAGAAGCAGCTATAAAAGTAAATCCATCAATTTTAAAAGGTGTACAAGCTTTAATTAATAAATACGATGGCGCAGCAGCTCCTAACTCCTACGCCCATGTAAAGAACAATATCACTTCTAGTAATACCCTAAATGCTTTGATTGTATTCTGTCAAAATTGCGATTTACAAAACGAATTAACGTTAAAGAATACGGTTTCCTACAAATGCCGTCATTGTGATTGGGAAAACCGCCTTTCTAAAATGCAAATGGCTCACATGAAAACGCTATGATCACACGTAAAAGCATTAACGGCGAAATGCTTACACTAGAAGAAGCTTATAACAAACATAAAGGCTTGATTTTCAGACAGTCATTAAAATTCCGTGAACGTGGTTCAAAACTAGGCTATGATCTTGAAGATTTAGACGGCATCGGCGCTATCGGCTTTATTAAGGCATACAACGATTTTGACGAGAGCAAAGGTTATCGTTTTTCGACTTATGCCGTTCCAAAAATTTTCGGTGCAATCATTCACGAAATAAATCGAAACTCAGGTTTTTTCAAATATGCGGTTGCTGTGAAAGATTGGGCTGTCGAGTATAAAAAGCTAGGTCATGAAAAAGTAAGTGTTGATTTAATTATGGATAGTCTTAATATTGACTACAATCGAGCGTATGAGGTTTTTACATACATCCTAAGACAAAACCCTACAAGTTTAGAAAAACCTCTTTCAAAGGCAAAAAGAACGGCTAAAGATGATACAGAAATAACTTTAGCTGATATGGCAGGAGCATCGCCGGATTTCATGGTCGAACAACTGGACGGTATTTTCAAGTTCTTAACTGAAAACGAGAAAAACATTCTCTTATGGCTCATTGAAGGTTACAGCATAAAAGATATTAGCATCATGAAAAAAGCTTCTGTGGCCGCAGTCTATAAATCTCTTAGAGCAATTAAAAAGAAATACGGTAAATTACAGGGGGTTTCATGATGGACAAGCAAGCTATAGTAAAAGATATGCTTCATTTTCTGGAATATGACAAAGAATATTCTGATTTAGCCGGATATGTACCAGCAATAAAAGCTATTTTAAAAGATAGTGAGCAAAAACAGGCGTTAGAGAACGAATTGCGCGAAGTGAAAAAGAGTTACTTGCAAACTATCGAAAAAATGAAATCTTATCAGAAACGAAACAAGCAGCATAAAGCAGTGTTAGAACAAATTAAACTGATTGCTAATGGTAGAGAGGTAAAGGGATAATATGGGCTTGTTTGATGGGTTTAACCCAGTACCTAAACCTTCACATAAAAGAAATAAACCAACAGCAAAACAGCGCGGTCAATTCAGCGCTAAAACGATACAAGCTATACTTGCAAGGGATAATTTTAAATGCGTGTGCTGTGGCTCTCATTATGTTGAGAGCGTGCCGCACCACATTATATTTAGAAGTCAAGGCGGAACAGGTGACAAACGAAACGGCGCAACAGTAGACAGGCTTTGTCACGATTGGGCGCATGGTAAACGCAAAGGGCCAAACGGTGAACCTGAGAAAGAGGGCCGTAAGTGGTTTGAGAACTGGATGAATGAAAAATTAGATGATAAAGGGGATCTAAAAAATGCCTGAATGGTTATATTGGACACTTTGTATAGTCGTTGTCATTATCTATATTTGCGTCACTTTTGCTAACGGATCGGATAAAAACCTATGATTATCATTCTTGAACAATTTAACGTTGTAACAATCGCATACTATCAAGCTATTTTTGAGATATTAGGAGGAAAATATAATGTTTGAATACGCTGTTACATTACGTACTAAGTCAGGTGCAACGTACAATATCAGCGCTAAAAGGACTTATGATAATGTCCCAAGAATGCACGACACAATGAAAGAGCTGATAAATACGCGTGATTTCTTATGGACTGTAGAAGAATTTATGGTGAGAACGTCAGAAGTTGAAGCTTTTCATGTTCATAGGCTGCCTACATTACAAGAAAAGCACGATGAAGCAGAGGAATATATCCTTGCTTACTTAAAAATGTATCATCCGTACGAAAGCTTCACTATAGATGATCTAGTAAATATCTATAAGTATAAGCCAACAGGCGAATTAAACAGAGAAATACCAATTTGTAATGCTGTATTAAGTCTACAATCATTTTTACAACCAATTTCAGAATATCAGGAGGAACAAAACAAATGATGAATCGTGTAATTTTAGTAGGACGTTTAACAAAAGACCCGGAGCTTAAATATACGCCTAGTGGCGCAGCTGTAACAACATTCACACTAGCAGTAAACAGAACCTTTACTAATCAGCAGGGAGAGCGTGAAGCAGACTTCATAAATTGTGTTGTATGGAAAAGAGCCGCCGAGAACGCAGCAAACTTCTTGAAAAAAGGTTCTCTTGCTGGTGTAGATGGACGTTTACAAAGCCGTAGCTATGAAGGACAAGACGGTAAAAGAGTATATGTCACTGAAGTAGTAGCTGAGAGTGTTCAGTTTCTCGAACCTAAGACGAATACACCGGGAGAGACTTACAACCGCCAAGCAGAACAAAAGAGCACATACGAAGGGAAAACGCGTGTAAATGATGATCCTTTTGCAAACAATGGACAGGCAATAGATATTTCAGATGATGATTTACCGTTTTGATTAAAGGCTTAATATGGGGAGTGCTCTTTAGTATTCCCCTATGGCTTTCTATATTGGGATATATAAAACTATTTAAGGGGCTGTTGGGATGAAAAAGGCTGTTGTTTTCTCTAAAGAAGAATATGAACGCATGATGGAAATAGTAAAGTATCTACAAACATTAACAAATTATGAGCATGTGATAATAGCACAAAATGAATTAGCTGCCATTTTAAACGGAGATTGGGAGGAAAAGAAATGAAAATAAACTTCTTATGGTCTGTTATGATAACGGCTATTGTAAACGCTGCGGTTTACGCATATGTAAATGAAAGCATGATAGCTACAATCATTTCATCAGTAATGACAGTTACATTTATAGCACTAATTTCTTATAGAATGGGTAGAAAACAATGAATAACTTAAAAGAGCTGTTCGAAATTCAGGCGGGATTAGACGCGGAGATACTAAACAATCATCCAGTACAAGAAGGAGAGGACAGACTAGAAAAGAAACATGCTGCTTTATTGGTGGAGCTAGGGGAAATGTTTAACGAGTGGAGAGCGTTTAAGTTTTGGAGCACAGACCAACGCCCAAGAAAAGATGTTACTTGCATAGCGTGTGAAGGTGATGGAACGTTTTATTATCCTTCTAACGGTTCGGAAACATGCCCAGGATGCAAAGGTACTGGAAAGGTAGATAAATTACTAGGTGAGCTAGTGGACTGCTTACACTTTGTTTTAAGTATTGGGCTAGAACATGGATTTGATGAAGATATGTCAGGATTGGAGATAGAGCCAATTAAATACACACATGAAAATGCTGTTATCAGTCAATTTTTAGATGTGATTAAGGCTGATTGGCAGTCGTATGAATGCGGTGACGGTGGTTATTATCATGAAGGGTTGGAAATGTTCTTAGTATTATGTCAAATGCTAGGCTACACATGGAAAAAAATAACGGCTGCTTATTTAGAAAAGAACCAGGAGAACCATTACCGCCAGCAATCCGGATATTAATATTTGCTTACTACTTGTCACAGTAAACAAACATTCAGTAACATAAAAACGTGGTAATCCCACCCGTTCGGAAAAACGGAACCTATTAATATTAAAAAGTCCAATTTTTATATTAATAAAACCAATTCGTATAATATTCTTTCAGTATTCTGAGTGCAACCATCTCTCTATGTTCGGGAGGTGGTATTTTTTTATGTACAAATTTTATAATTTAGCTACATAAGTGCGATAAGGGAGGGTGTAAACATGCCTAAATATGATGATTGGCTAACAGAAGAAGGCTTGTTACTCATTGAAGGATGGGCGAGAGACGGTTTAACAGATGAACAAATCGCTCATAACATGGGTGTTTCAGTTAAAAGTTTATACAACTGGAAAAATGATCATTTACCGATATTACAGGCCCTTAAAAACGGAAAAGAGGTAATTGACCGCCATGTAGAAAATGCGCTGCTTAAAAGGGCGTTAGGATACACATACGATGAAGTAACGGTGGAAGAAAGCGACGATGGTTACAAGCGTAAAGTAACGACAAAACAAGTCGTCCCGGACACAACAGCACAAATCTTCTGGTTGAAGAATAGAAAGCCTGCTGAATGGCGCGATAAACAAGACATTAACATGACTGGTGACTTAGAAATCAATATCACGCTGAAAGATGATGAAGAATGAGCACAGTTAATATAAATCTCTCCAAGAAAATGTTTAACGATGTGTACTTGAAACATGATCTATTACATGATGAATCGCGTTATATGGTGCTTATGGGCGGCGGTGGTAGTGGTAAGAGTGTATTCGCCACTCAAAAGATTATATACCGTTTGCTGCGTGAAAAAGGGCATCGCGTTCTAGTCCTGCGGAAAGTAGCTAAGACATTGCGTGAATCCGTTTTTACAGAGCTGAAGCGCTCTATATACAATTGGGGCCTAGAAAAGCTATTCACTATCCCTACCGGGCAAAGTAGCGATTTATATATGCGTGTAGCTAACGGGAATCAGATCCTTTTTGCTGGCTTAGATGATGTTGAAAAGCTTAAATCTATTTCAGGTGTCACAATGATATGGGCTGAGGAAGCAAGCGAACTAGAACCGGAGGACTTCAGGCAGCTTGATATTCGTTTGCGTGGTAAAACAGCTCATTATAAACAAATGATTATCACATTTAACCCTATCTCCGTTACTCACTGGCTTAAATCAGAGTTCTTTGACCGTGAGAAAGAAGGAGCTTTCACGCTTCACACTACGTATAAAGACAATAAGTTTCTCGATGAAGAAAATATAAAGGTGTTAGAAGGCTTCAAAGATACTGACCCTTACTTTTATTCCGTGTATGCACTCGGTGAATGGGGCGTAATTGGTAAGACCATCTTTAATGCTCAGATAGTTACAGCTCGC